ACGCTTGGGCCGTTGATTGAGAGAGAGCTAGGCATTCTTGCACGCCAAGGATTGCTGCCTGAAGTGCCAGAGATTTTACAAGGACGTGAGTACCAAGTCGAGTATGTGTCGCCGCTTTCGCGTGCGATGAAATCAGAAGAGGGAGTAGGGATTTTGAGAACACTAGAAATGGTTCAACCCATTGCAGCGGTAGATCCGTCTGTGATGGACAACTTTGACTTTGATGAAATCACGCGCATTCTGGCCGACGTAAATGGTGTACCTCAAAGCATCTTAAATGATCAGGAGCAAATACAACAAGTACGCCAGGGCCGCGCACAACAGCAACAATTACAGCAAGCCGTACAAGCAGCACCGCAAGCTGCTGATGCGGCATTAAAGATTAGCCAGATTAGTCAAGCAGCCCAACAGTGACCACGCAAAAACAGTTGGTCGAGGCTTACCGCCACATCTTTATGAATGTGCCGGAAGGCCAACTTGTGCTGCGTGACATGATGAAAGCTAGTGGGTTGTTTCAAGTCACAGGAGTACGCGCACCGGAAGAGGTTCAACATCTGGAGGGAACGCGCGACATGGTTCGTCGCATCATTTCGTTCCTTGGCCTGGATGACGAGCAAGTTATGAAAATTGGAATTGGAGTTATCGATGAGTGAAGAAGAGCAAGGGTCCGTTGACGCGGGCAACCCTGTTGAGGGGAGCGCCGTTGAAAGTCAACCAGCAGCACAGGTGGCGACAGAACTTACAGCATCCGAATGGGTGTCGGATGAGCATCGTAATTTTGTCGAAAACAAAGGCTGGAAAACATCAGATGATGTTGTCAAAAGCTACGTTAATTTAGAGCGTCAAATTGGAACAGACCGCATAGCGTTGCCGGTTGAAGGTCAAGACATTAGCCAATGGGAAGGTTGGGATAAACTTGGCACTCCCGAAACGGCTGACGGATATGAGTTAGCTGTTCCGCAGGGTTACGAGAACTACAACCAAGATATGTCGGCGTGGTTTCGCCAACAAGCGCATGATGCCAAGGTGCCCGCGCATATGGCGCAGCGGCTACATGATGCGTTTGTTGAACGTGCAATTGGCCAAGAACAAGACATGGTGCTCGACCAGCAACGCACATTTGAAGATTGGAATAACGAACTTAAAAAAGAGTACGGCAATGCGTTTGATGAAAAGGTCGGGTTAGCCCGCCGCGCTGTTCGTGCTTTTGGTTCAGAAACATTAATAGATTTGCTTAACCAAAGCGGATTGGGCAATCACCCGGAGATGGTTCGTGCGTTTGCAAAAGTGGGCGCCGAACTTAGTTCCGGGCAGCAGTTTAAGGATGCAGAAGCGTCTGGGTCTTTTGGTATGACGCCAGAAGATGCACGGGCAGAAATTTCTCGCATTCGCGCCAATCCAGCTTTGTTGGACAAATCAAGTCCAGAAAACAAAGTTCTGAATGATCGGCTAACCCAGCTTTACCAGTTGGCACATCCTGATCAAGCAGCCTAGCGGACAAGGTTAACGCCCCCGCAAGACAGTTGGAAAGACAACGCAGTGACGACTGTAAACGTAGACGTGCCGGGATACCCGACAACACGTTGACCTTAACCTTACTTTTAACTTAACCGTAAAGGAGAACACAATGAGTGTTCAAATTACTACGGCTTTCGTTGAGCAGTACAAAGGTAACGTCGAACATCTCGTACAGCAGAAGGGTTCTCGCCTTCGTGACGCCGTTCGCCTAGAACAAGTCACAGGCAAGAATGCTTACTTCGAGCAGTTGGGCAGCACCGTAAACAAGCATGCGGCTTAACAGAGAAATCTGTTTCGAAAATCTGGTGAACTCAGGGGAACTCTCTCGAAGACAATCCTGATGCAACGACCATCCCTTCGGGGAGTAGGCTGGAAGCCCAGCCGAAGCGCCAGACACCCTTCGGGGTGATGATATGGTCTGATCTGCGTGGCGACACGTAGCAGCGAAAGCGGTCTTGGTTTAGCGAACTAAGATGAACATAATGTGCTTCTAAACGAACCAGCCGTCACTCCGATACTCCCAGGCTAGATGTCCCACATGCAAGGCGCCGCGTAAGTCTTGTGGACTATGATTGGGCCGACCTCAATGGGGTCGCCGCTTAGTAATAAGCGTGAACAAACTAGGTGAATTGCTGGAAAGCTAAGTCTGCAAAGATATGCCAATCAGCAGCGAAGCCCTTAACCGGGAACGTTCAGAGACTATCCGTAAGGAGTACACTTCAAGCGAAGTGGAAGCGCCTAGCCCCTAGCAATAGGGTGGTAATATAGTCCGATCCTGCGAGAAATCGTAGGGCGCCGAAAGGCCGGTCAAGATTAGCGATCTTGATTGAACATTTACATTGACCAAGAAGACAAGGTGCGGATGCTTATTGATCCCGCCGGTCCTTACGCAGAACAGGCCGCGATGGCTCTGGGCCGCGCAATGGACGATGAGATTATCGCCGCTGCTGATGGCACTGCCTTCACTGGCGTCGATGGCTCAACCAGCACCTCTTACTCTTCTGCTAACACGGTGGATGTGCAAGTGGGTGGAAGTTCGTCCGACGTTGGCCTGAACGTAGCCAAGCTACGTGCAGCCAAGGAAGTGTTGGATTCTTCCGACGTTGATCCTGAGATCGAGCGTTACTGCATCGTCAACGCCAAACAGCTTAAAAACCTGTTGGCAGAGACTGCTGTTACGTCGTCCGATTTCAACACCGTCAAAGCGTTGGTCCAAGGTGAGGTCGATCAATTCCTCGGCTTCTCATTCATCCGCACCCAGCGAATTGGTGTAGATGCTAACGCTGACGACAAGGTGTTGTTCTTCGCAAAACCCGGTATCGTTTTGGCCGTTGGCCAAGATGTACAAGTTCGCGTCAGCGAACGTGCCGACAAAAACTACTCCCAGCAAGTTTTCGCATCTATGGCAATAGGCGCGACAAGGATGCAGGAAGAGTTGGTCGGATATATCGAATGTGACCCGAGCTAAGGAGGATTGATAAATGAGTGTTCTCGATTCGACCCTGGTCACTAATTATGAGGCCAGCCCTCCCGCAATGAACGACGTTTCTAACCTACATGGCGTGATGCGTGTAGCTCAAGGAACTGTCGATGTCGTTGCTTCGGCGTCAGATGATAACGACATAATTCATCTGGCCCCAATTCCCTCAAATGCAACCGTCCCGCATATCTTCGTTGGTTCAGATAACCTGGGCGGTAGCGCAACCCTTAACGTAGGCATTTACACTAGCGCCGGTGTTGTTGTTGACGAAGATCTTTTCGCAACAACAGTAGCGGACGCTGCTGCACTTGCTGATGTACGCCACGAAGCCAGCGACATAAACACCGTTGGCAAAAAGATGTACGAGCTTGCCGGGGCGTCTGTTGACCCCGGAGGTTATTACTACATCAGCGTGACGATGGCCGCAGCCGGTGGAACGCAAGGCGATTTGTCCTTCATTATCCACTACGTTGTAAGCTAACCGGATTGGGGCGGCGTAAGCCGCCCCTTTCTTTTTAGGATTAAAACATGGCTACAAACACTTTCGTATCCATATCCAACCGCGCCCTAACACTATTAGGAGCGCAGCCGATTACGTCGCTGGCTGACGATACGAAAGAGGCCCGCGCGTGCAACCGGATGTACGAACAGTCGCGCAACCAAGTGCTGCGTGGCCACCCGTGGAACTTTGCTGTTAAACGTGTTGCACTAGCAGCCGACACCACGGCACCCGTTTATGAATACACCAATGCTTTTACATGGCCCGCTGATTGTCTTCGCGTTGTCGAAGTAGACACAACGGAAAACTGGATTATTGAAGGCCGCAAGATTGTCTCTAACGCAGCGGCGCCCCTCAACATTGTTTATGTAAGTGAGGTCGAAGACCCCACGCTATTTGATGCGCTGTTTGCTGAGACATACGCGCTGCGTTTAGCAGCAGACATTGCATACGAAATTACTGCTTCGCAAACTGTGCTGTCTAATATGGAAACGTTGTATACGACCAAGTTAGCAGAAGCACGAAGGGTTGACGCACAAGAAGCGCAACCAGCAACCGAACTTGATTGGCTGGAGAGCCGTACTTAAATGTCGCGTGTCACTGCGATACAAACGAAC